CGTTTACCTTGTAAAGACTGAAACTGATTGGTTGTATCTATAGGTGTACCAAGATATGCCATTCTAGGTTATCTCCATAATTGATAAAGCTATATCTGCAGCACCTGAAGCTGTTAACGAAAGGGTATCAGTTGTTTCCATAACAACTTTATTCCCTGACAATAATTCAAGTGTACCACCTACAGGTATAGGTGCATTGGTTACTAACTCAACTGTTTGGTTAGCTTCATTGTTTGCACCTGCTCTGTTGGAAGTATCTGATCCTAAACTTACTGTTGCAGTAACTTGTGTTGTTGTTGTGTTACCTATCATAATTCCAAGAACTACTGTTGTTGTAGAACTTGCTACTGTATAGATAACATCAGCACTAGTTACACCTGCTTTTGTTACTACTTTAAATGTATTTGCCATTTACCCTCCTATCCTAATGCGATTGCTAATGCAGTAGGGTCTTCTGTAGAAAATCCTTGTGCTGACATTAATGTTACTACTCTAGACAATGCTGCTTTTTTATTTGTACCACCGGCACCATCATCCACTATTATTAAATCTGATGTTGTTAAATCTGCACCTATGTCAGATCCTCCATCAATCTCTAATGCTGTTAATGCTACTTTCCCTGCTGTTGATATTGTAGCTAATTTTGTATCTGCAATCGCAGCACTTGATTTAATATCTGCGTTTACAATGTTTGTAATTGTGTTGTTATCTGAATCTATTGATTTGTTTGTTAAAGTATCTGTGGTTGCTTTACCTACCAAAGTATCTGTGGCAGCCGGAAGAGTTACAGTAACATCTGCTGTTGACGCAGGGCCAATCAAAGTTACTGCGTTTGTTCCATTGTCTGTATCTTCTTTAAATAAAATAGATCCTGCCGCAGAAGAAGAACCCGATAAAACAGGTGCTGTAATAGTTTTGTTGGTTAAAGTTTGAGTAGCAGTTGTTCCTACTAATTCTTGATCACTACCATCTGGAAGTGTTAAGGTGTTTGTAGCACCTGCAGAGTGAGGTTGTGCTTGTAATTTTTGTGCGTGAGCATTACCTGACTCACAATAAAGTTTTAATTGAGCTCTTGAACCACTGTTGGTTTTTAAATCAATTACACCACCAGAAACTGTAAGATCGTCTCCAACTGTAAAGTCTCCGTTTGTAGTTAATCCTGTATCGGCAACGTGTGTGATGTTAATATCAGAGTCTGCACCAAATTTCAAAATAGCTGAATCTGAACCTAAGATTAAATCATTAGGTAAAGTTACGTCAGAGCTACCATCCTCATGCACTGCCTTACTAGCAGGCATTGTACAAAAAACATCTTTTGTTCCTGCACTAAAATTAACAGCACTATCACTATTCGAGCTAGATATGATTGTAGTTCGAGCAAGAGTGTCCGGGGAGGCATCTGTTAGAGTACCTAAACCAATTTCAAACTCGGCTGAACTTCTATGAACAATAGCATAGTAAGTGGTATTACCATCTCCTATTCCTGCTACAAAAGTTTCAAAATTAGTTTGTGCTCCACCTAAATTAATTGTACCTGTGCCAGTCGTAGTGGTGGTTTCTTTAACTCTGTCGTTTAAAACTAAAGCCATAATCTATTATGCGATTCTTAATATAGCTGTTGATGCACCTGCTGCAGGAAATTGAATTGTAAAATCTCCGTTAGTAGCAGTTTTTGTTCCCCCAAAATCTAGCACAACTACAAGTTTATCACTGTTCGTATCGTTGTAAATAACAGCACCTACCGCTGATAAAGTTACTGATGAAAAAACCTCATCTGCAAAATCAACAAGAGCTGTGTTACTCGCAACTGAAACGGCTTGACTATCTAGTGCATTTCCACCAGCAGAATAATTAGTACCTGAAGAAGAAACTTCATTAGTAGTAGAATATGTAGTGCTTGATGTGGAATATCCAGAGATGTCTGTGTATAAAGCTATTTTAAAAGTATTGCCACCGTTGGCAAAGTTATGCGTGCCAGATAAGAGTTCTGATTTGAATGCATCTGGTATTATATTAGCCATTTATCGTCTCCTTTTATTTTATTTTCGGTTGTGGTGATTGTATATCCAAACGAATTGCACCACTAGTGTATTCGTCTCTGCGTCTTCGACCTTGTTGTTCTGCCGCAAACGTTTGAAGTCCTTCTTGATAAGCACTCTCATACAGTTGTAACATATTATCAGGTCCTTTCAAGTACTTTAGAGTTTCAACCATACACCCATTGATAAGTAAATCTTGAAAATTGTTTGATAAATAAGTAGTAGTTGAGTCTGATGTGGTTATGGTGGTAGGCTGTTTTATATAAGCCAAAGTCACAGCATAAGCTACATCAGGAGTTGGAGCCACTACCCAATTATCTGAATCCCAATTAGCATAATATTTAGGAGTTCCATAATCACTAGAATTATCTGGATCAGGAAAATATTCAGCTAAAAAAGAAGAGTCAACTTGTTCTAAAAAAAATTGATCTGAGGTTGTAGGATTAGTTAATTGAACATATCTAATGATTCTAGTATCATTCGGAATAGTAACATATCTGTTACCTGCAGTTAAATCTGAGGTAGCATAAAATTTTGTATCATCGGAATCTACTGATCTAAAAATTCTATTTTCTACGTTTTTAATTATTACATTTAAAACTGTGTCTGTTAAAACATTACTATCTGTTTCAGAATAATTTCTTATATTTGTTCTTAATGTACTAAGAGTCATTGTCATGGTGTAATTGTTGCGGGGCCTGCTGATGCATCTTCCCCTCCTCCTTTTATGTTTCCAGTTGTTGCTGTGTCTGTATCTACACTAAAAGTATATGTGTTAGCATCAACTTTTGTTATTGAATATCCTGCAGATTTATTAATATTATTTGATGAAATACCATCAAAACTTAAAACATTTCTAAATCTAACTGTATCACTAGTAGATCTACCATGATTTATTTCTGTAACTGTTATAGTTGAAGAACTAGCACTACCTGTTTTAAAAGAGTTAATATTTAATAATACAGGAACAGAATTTTCTACTCTGTCTGGTCTTGAGTTTAATAATCCTTGAGGATCTGCTGCATGAACTCTTGGTTCAAGTTGAGGTTGTTTTGATTCATACTCTGATTTGTGAACTAAAGAACCATTCCACTCTCTTAACATTTCTCCATAAGGAAACGCCATACCACTTCTATCTGATATTGCTTTAGCATATTTACCTCTTGCAAAATTACCCATAATTAATTTGTAGGATAATAATTCTTGGGGCTAATGTAAACACTAGTTGAAGAACTATCCTCTGTTAAAGCTCTTTGTAATTCATCTTCATATAACATTTTCAAAGATTCAATTCTATCCGGGGCTATTTTTAAACTTAAGTAATATGCAAGTCCTGAAATCATACATGGTATAAAACGAAAAACTACATCGGTTTCATTTGTATAAACACTACCTACATCTTCTATTCTTTTTAAATAATAAAATTTTAATAAATGAGTAGACCCAGAAAAAGTGCTACTTGGTGTTTGATATAAAAAAATACTAGGTGATGTAGTTCTATCTACATAATATTGACTAGGTGTTCCTTTTGATAATTTAGTTGCTAATGCAGCATATGTTGATCTATCTATTTTTGTTAAAGAAGTATCTACAGGTGCTGTGCTTGTAGTATTGTTTCTAACATACGCTTCTAAAATTTCATTAACACCTGTAGGAAAATTAGTGCTATCTGTTGTTGCATTATATTCAGCCTGCCCTTCTACCAAAGGAACAGAAGCTAAATCTACTTTCCATAGATGAAGTCCTCTATTACCCCATTCTTGAAACATTATGTTTAAAGAACGTCTTGCACTTTTTAAACTGTAACCAGTTCTCAAAGACATACCACATCTTTCGTATGCCTCTTGAATTATTTCATCTATATCAAGATCAAAAGTTGTTGTGCCAGATGTAGCCATTTCAACCCCTAATAATTCTTAATCCACTCACAAATTAAAGTATAAGTTTCACCTGAAGACGCTGCTGAAGGTACAACCACATCTATATCACCGGTAAAATTACTTTCCTCTGGATTATTTATTCCACCAAAAGAACTAAAATCATAATTATCAGTTTCATTTAGTGCTAATAAAGGTGTCTGAGTACCTGAAGAAAGATCCCATTGAATTTGAAGTGGTGCTGTGACTGCTGCTGAAACATTAAACCAAACTTCCTTTAATGAAACTGTAGAGCAAGTCTTCCCTAATGCGTTTGTGTTCAAAGCGGAAACATCAACTATTTTTGTTGTTCCTCCTGATCCATCTGAAACATTGACGTAACTTGTTATAAGTTTTTTATCTCCGTCAAAAAGAGTTCTTGTAGTTACTGTATCGGCCATTTTTTATCTCCTTTTCAAAAGTGGGGTCATCACACCCCACTTCGAGTTAATTATTTTTATTGGTCTGCAAATGCAGGTACATCTGCACCTTCTGCGTAACCCCAAATATAGTAATTTGTACTATCTTTAGCTACAATGTTAATCTCAAACAAACCAGTGTCTGTAAGAGTTAAACTAGAGTTAGAGTTTCCATCAGAATAAACAGATACGTTATCAGCGTTAGAATCTAAATGAACAATACCACCAATAAAGAAATTAGTATTTCCAGGTGTTACTATAATCACATTTTCTGTTTCTTCTGCAGCACCACCATAAATAAGTTTATAGCTTTGACCAGCAACTGGAGCCGGTAAAGTAATCGTTCTGTTTGCTGCGATCGCAGGAACTACAAGTGTTCTTCCACTATGTGTTGCAGCGTCAAGAGT